TTGGAAAAACGACAAGCATTAGCAAGAGCTGCTTATCAACGTAAATGGGGAGTCGATGCTTCACAAAAAGATATAACAGATTTTATTGGACCTCCTACAGTAGTAGATGAATTAATGCGTGACGCAAGTATTAGTCAACTTGCTAGTATTAGTCACGCTCAAAGACAATTACTTAACTTTGGAAGAAAACTTAGTACTAGAGAAATAATAGAGTCTGCTATTAGAGAAGGAGTCTATAATCCGGTAGTATGGAATAGAGCAGGACTTCCTCCGTGGCCTAAAGAATTGCAGAGTCCACGAGCAATGGCAAGAGTAGCATTAGATATTCCTCCTGCCAAAGCTTTTACTAAAGAAAATAAAGAAGCGATAGCAAAAAAAGCACGAGAAATAATACCCTTGGCTGTAGAACAAGCAGGAGAAAGTGCAACAGTTTTAGCAAGAAGAGCAAATTTAGATCAACTAAGAGAAACTCGTCGTCGTGGTACATATACACCATATGGACCAGTACGTACAACTAACGTAGAAGATTATGGTACAACAACATATCAAATAGATGATAGACCTTTATCTGCTCTAACTGATGAAGATATAGTAAGTAGGGGATATTCAGGTATTACAAAAGATCCGTCTGTTGAAACAAGAGATGAATTTGGACATTTACTTTCAGAATTTAAAGAATGGGGGCTTACTCATGATCAACGTAAAAGCTTCTTAAGAGGTGAAGAACGAGCTGCCATTAAAGAAGGAAAGCTAGAAACAGTATTATCTGAAGAAGAGATGGATGCTCTAGTAAGACATTCAGTTGATAGAGATCCACTATATGGTCGTCCATTTGGTTCAAGATTTAGAATACACGTTCCATTTGAAGGTGCAGAACGTGGACAATTTTTAAAGATCCCACAAGATGTCCCTCCTACTAAACAAGATGTAACAAGAATAATGCATGGAGAAGAAACTCTCAATGAGATAGCTCAACAAAAATATACAGAAGTTGTTGATGAAGATATAGCAAAATCTTTAGGAATGGCTACAGAAGATATGCCTACTTTGCGAGAGGAACTTATAACTCAACCTACTCAAGAAAGATATTTAGAGAAACTATTTGATCAACCTATATCTGGTATACCACCAAGAGAACCAAGACCACATGAAAATACATTGGCAAGAGTATTACAAGCCAAACGACAACAAACACAGAGGGATCAATTTTCAGCAGGTAGATCAGCATCTTTACGTGGAAGATTACTTGGTCAAGGTAGGAGAAATGAAGCATTTGCATATGGAGAACCTACAGAAGTAATACCTCCCAGAGTAGCACAACAATTAGAAATGCCTTTACTAAAAGAGCCAACTCCAGAAGTTGTTACAAATTTAAGAAAGAGAGCTGCTGAGATTAGAAAGGTTGGAAATAAATTTCGTACAGAAGCTAATGAAAAGATTAGAGGTAGTGAATTTCAAACATTACCAGAGTTACGTACTGAATATCGACCAGAACCAACAGGAATTGCTAGATATCAACCAGTAGGTGCCAAGGCTATGTCAGATCTTCCATCATCATATAGACTTCCAGATGTAAGTCCTCAAGAAAGAAGAGATATATGGAGAGAAATTCGTAGTCGTCCTGAATATATACAGTATAAACAGGATCAAGTTGCATTAAAAAGAGAAATATATAATAAAGCTCCTGATCTAATGGAATTTGAAACATATACCAGAGCACAAAGAACTAAACCAACTCGTAGAGTATCTACTGAAACTGTTGCATTAAAACAAATAGAACCATTAGATGAGATAATAGCACGAGAAACAGAACTAGATAGAGCTTTTGCAGCAGGGGAAATAAATATAAATAATCCTAAACTTTATGCTAAATGGAAAGCTGATGCTCCACGAAGAGAAGCAAAACGACAAGCAGTAACAAAAGCTGCTAACCAACGTAAAAGATTAAAGAGTAATAAAAAATTAGTTGCTTCTCAAAAATTAATAACTAAAACAGTTAATAGAGCAGCAGATGAAGTAGATGCTATAGGTACTGGTTTTATAAAAAAAGATGGAACAGCAAATGTAACAGCATGGAAAAAAGCAGGAAGTCCTAAACCTATAGATTGGGAAGATAGGCTTACAGATAAACTAGTAAAACCAAAACAAAAATTAGTAGATTCGTTTAAAAAGGGAAGTAAAATTGTAACCAGAAAACGAGGCGGCCTTATAAAGAAACCCAGAGGTTGGGGTGCTGCTCGTTATAAATGTAATTAAGGAGAAAGATTATGGCTGGACCACTAATACCAATTATTATGACAGGAGCACGAATTGTTATTAAAAAGGCTCCTGATATAGCTAGAGCATTAATTAAAGCAGGAAAAGCAAGATATGCTAAAAATGTATCACGAGATATAGATGAGGCTGTAACAAGAATTGCAGGAAAAGGTAAAGGTGCTCCTAAACTTGATCTTCCAAGTGCTGCACGAAGAGCTGCTGCTAAAAAGAAAGCTACTACTGCTACTCCAAAGAAAGCTACTACTGCTACTCCAAAGAAAGCTCCTAAACTTGATTTACCGGGAGCTGCCAGAAGGAAAGCTGCTACTACTCCAAAGAAAGTTACTGCTACAAAAACAAAACGTCCCGGTTCAGCTCTCATTCCAGCGACGGGGCCGGGTAGATCACTTGTTCCAACAGGTAAATGGTCTTCTACTACAACTAGAATAACTCCTAAGAAGAGAGGAAAAATACCGGCAGGTATCAAAGCAGCAGGAGTTGTAGGGGGTGTAATTGGTGCTGCCTCTTTACTAGATTCTGGAGGTACAAAAAGTGTCACGGTAAAATCTGGAGATACTCTTTCTCAAATAGCCAAGGATAATAATACAACTATAGCTGCTATTAAGAAAGCTAATCCAAGTATAACTAATATACATTTAATACGTGCCGGTCAAACAATTAAAGTTCCAAAGGTAAAAGACAGGAAATCAGTTTATCAAGGAATGACTTCAGCAGAATTACAACAGCCTAAAAAGACTACTACTGCTACTAAAATTAAGTATGGACCACCGGGAAGTTATGGTGCTTCAAAATCAGGTGGTATGGTTAAAAGAAAGAGTGGTGGAAAAGTTAAGAAATATACAGGAGGAGGTCCATTAAAAGGTGTCAAACAAATGACGACGATAACAGTTAAACCACCTCCTACTAAAAAGAATCCTTGGGGGGCTGCTATTAAAGGTCGAGGTAAAGGATATAAAAAGAATGCCTTTTAAATCAAAAGATCAACGTGCTTTTTTATTTGCTAACCACCCAAAAATTGCTAAGAATTGGACAAGAAAGCATGGCACTACTATACAGAAAAGTGGTGGTAAACAATTAAAAACAAAAAGTCAAAGGAGAAAGAAATGAATAATATTATAAATCGTTTTCGAGAACCTTCCTCCTATGCTGCATTGGCTGCTGTTCTTGCTATGGTTGGTATTATGGTGCCAGCCGATTTATGGCAGAACGTAGTCATGGTTGCATGTGGAATGGCAGGTGTTGCAGGATTTTTCATGGGTGAAAAAACAACTAAGAAGAAATAATTAATATGGCAACGTCAGGAACATTTAACTTTAACTTAGATATAGATGAGGTGATCCAAGAAGCTACGGAGATGATTGGGGGAGAACAAACCCTTGGTCATACTCCTGCTTCTGCTCGTCGTTCTATCAATCTGATGTTGAAGGATTGGCAGAATAGAGGTATACTTCTTTGGACTACCTATACTACACTAGTTACTGTTTCGACAAGTGTTACTTCTTATGCATTATCAGGGGATACCTTGGATGCACTGGAAGTAGTATATCGAAGAGATAATACTGACATACAATTACAACGAATTAGTTTTGAAGAATATCAACTTATTCCTAATAAGACACAAACAGGTAGATCAAGCCAATTTACCATAAAAAGAAATAGAGATAATCCTACCATTCTGGTATGGCCTATTCCTGATAATACAACTGATATTCTTAATGTAGAAGGAATACGAGAACTGGAAGATGTTAATAAGTCTGCCTCTCAAAATGCAGATATGCCCAAAAGATTTCTTCCACCTCTTACCTGTGGACTTTCCTATTATCTTTCCATGAAAACTCCCGGTATAGAGGGAGATCGTATAGGAATGTTAAAATCTAATTATGAAGAGTTATTGGGTAGGGCATTATTAGAAGATAGACA